GCGGCCATGTTCAGATCCCTCCGAGTTGGAAAAGGGCGAGCGTCGCGGCGGGGTTGGTGGTCCCCCATGCGACAGACGAGGAGCCGTCGGACTGCAGGCTGTAGCCTTCGTTCGAGGGGCCGACGGCGGGCAGGTTGAGGGCTGCAGCTGCGCCGACCGTGGCGTCCACGTAGGCGCAGGAGGCGGCGTAGGCGTTGGCGCTGCCGATGGTCTGGGTTGTGACCTTCAGCGACGCGCCGGAGCCGGTGGCGCCGACGAGCGTGTTCAGTTCGAGGTGCGTCGCGGTGACGGCACCGCGGATGCCGGAGAGGGTGGTCTTGAGGACCGCCTTCAGGAGCTTCAGGACGTTGTCGCCTTCGGACTTGCGGTCGCTCGATCCGTCGGGCAGCGTCTCGTCAAGTTCGTGGATGTAGATCGCGGCTTCGATGGCCATCGGATCACCTCGCTCGGATGCGCAGGCCGGAGCCTGACGACTGCGCGCGCATGTCGGCCGTGCGCACGCTCTCGGCCTCGGCGCGGAAGCGGCCGTCCCACATGGGCGCGCGCTCGTCCTGGCCGATGAAGGGCGCGGCTTCGGCCAGAGCCGCGAACAGGTACAGGCCCGGCTGCTCGCTCAGGAGCCAGTTCGTCGGCGCGCTGGCGGACAGGGCCGGCACCCGGGCGTAGTAGGTGAGGGCGATGGAATAGACCGCGTCGGGCTTCGGGTACAGGTGCAGCTCGGCTCCTTCGATGGCGAAGCGACGCGGCGAGCCGGTGTCGCTGTCGAAGTAGGCCGAGGCGATCTGCGTCGCGGCGATGTAGTCGATCGGCTGGTCGGGCGACGTGCAGCGCAGGCGCGCTAGTTCGAGGAAGTCGTTCGGCAGTGCGATCGTGCGGGTCCCTGCCGTGGTGTTGCTGGTGACGGTCGTCACCTGGCGGCGCAGGCGCAGCTCGCGGCCGATGCGGGCCTCACCGAGGGCGATGAAGTCCGGGATCCGGTCCGTCAGGTCGTCGCGGTGGACCCACTCGCGGACTGCGTCCTTGAGGGTGTCGAAGGTGTCGAAGGCCACGGCGTTGGCCTCAGTCGTCGAGCGGCGTCAGGGTCATCGTCCCGGCGGCGGACTGCTGCAGGCAGGCGACGTGCGTCGCGCCGTTGCAGTTCAGGATCACCGAGCCGGCCGATCCGGCGTCGACCGGCATGTCGGTCGTCGTCGCGGTCACGACTGAGTTTCCCTGCGCGATGTAGGCCGCGGAGGTGCAATAGACCCGCACGAATCGGGCTTTCTGGCCCGATGCGTTGTTCGGGATGGCGAGGTTCCCCGTCGCGGCGCCGATGGCGCGCGTCGCGCCGGTGGCGTTCACCTGCAGGGCTTGGAGGTTGCGGATCGTCATGGCGTGGGCTCCTCAAATGCGGCCGGGCCAGACCCGGAAGTCGCGGTTGGCGGGGTCGTTCAGGAATCGGCGCACGTGCTCGGGGTTCACCATGAACTCGCGGAGCGTGATGCCTTGCGTGTTGCAGTAGTGCTCGATCACCACGGCGGGCACGCTGGCCACGTGCTTGCGGTCCTTGCTTCCATGCTGGCCGCTGTTGTGCAGCTCCTTGATGGCATCGATCGTCGGCCCGACGATCTGGTGGCGGACGATGGTCGCGCCTTCGTCGCCGTGGTCGACGTAGCGCGTCGTCGGTGCGAAGGCCGGCTGGTAGATCGGCCCGGTCTCGTGGGTCGTTGCGCTGAGGTTCATTCGGTCCCCGGAAAACAGAAGGACCCGGGGCATTGCTGCCGCCGGGGCCGTCAAGGCGCCGAAGCGCCGGGAGTGAACTCGGATTACTGCAGGTCGCGGATGGCCGAGTGCGCGCGCTCCTCGCGCATTTCGAGGGTGTATTCGCACTCGATCATGTAGTTCCGCGCGGAGCCGATGCGGGCGAGTTCGGTCGTCTCCATGTCGCGCAGCACCGCCAGAGCCACCATGTCGGGGTCGACGCAATAGGCGTCACGGGTGCGGCTCATCACGCGGTTCGGGATCACCTTCAGCGTGCCGAAGTCGTGCTCGTAGAAGTCGAAGGTCGACTCCAGGCGCTTGTCGGCGATCTGCACGAAGCGGGTGCCGCCGCCGACGAAAGTCGCGCCGGCGTTCTGCTTGATGGTCGGATGCAGCATCAGCACCGCGGGGTTGCCGCCTTGCAGGTAGGCCAGGCGCACGCCGTCGCGCAGGTGCGATTCGGTGAAGGTCCGCAGGGTGCCGTCCGTCGGCGCCGTGTTGCCGCCGATCGAGACCGGGGCGACGCCGGTCGCGCCGAGGCTGTTGTTGGTCTGCAGCCATCCGCGCAGGCCGCGGGCCTGGCGGGTCGCGCCGGTGGTCTGCGTGCCGTTCTCGATCAGGCTCAGCTCCATGTCCTTGCGGAGAGCCTTGCCCTTGACGATGGTCTGGTAGCGAATTTCCGACTTGCGGCCGGCGGTGCGCACCTTCTCCTGCGTGTCGGAAATGCTGAAGGTCTTGCGCGCGATCTGCGTCTGGTTGCTCAGGCGCTGGGTCGGCGTGATGGCCGTGTAGGTGGCGTCGGCACCTTCCGCCGTGGTGTTGTTGGCGGGGGTGTCCAGGGTGTCGCGCTGCCACTCGTGCGTGGTCGAGGTGGCCTCGACCTTGTCCATCATCGTGATGAGGGGCGTGTCGGTCGGCGCGACGTTGTAGATCATGTCGATCAGATCTTCGCGGTTGCCGATCGCGGCGGTCGTCAGGAAAGCGTTGGCGGGCATTTCGGGTGCTCCTTGTGGGGCGTGTTGGGGCTGGCCTGGTCGGTCAGTCGCGCGAAGTGCGCTCGATCCAGGCGCGGAGGTCGCGCATCGTTCGGCCGGACTTCTTGAAGTCGCTGGTGGCCTTCTTGACGCGCAGGGAGTCGGAGTCGCGCGGGCTTCGGGTCGCTCGCTGCTCGGGGGTCTTGAGCGGCGGCGCTCCCTTGAGCTTCTGGCGCGCGGTCTTGCGCTCGGCTTCCATGTCGTGCAGGCGCACGAGGTCGCGGAGCATCAGGAAGGAGCGGTGATCGAAGGCGTTCGATAGCTCCTGCGGGCTCAGGCCGTAACGCTGTGCGACCTTCTGGATGCGGCCGTGGAAGGCGGCGCGCTTCTCGGGGTCGGCCAGCTCGGGCATGGCCTTCAGCAGTGCCTGCGATTCGCGCTGAACGAACTCGCGCAGGGCCTGCTGTTGTTGCCCCTGCGACGTGGCGGAGGCGTGACGGGTCGCGCCCTGCAGCTGTTGCAGGACGGCGAGGCGTTGGTCGCGGAGGGACTTCGCGGCGATGTAGGCGCCGGGGTCCTGCTGCGCGAGGGCGATGTTGGGCTCGTCGCCGATCAGTTGCGCGGCGATCTGCGACAGGACGCGGCCGTGCTCGGCGAGCTGTTCAGCCTGCTGGCGCAGCGCCTGGCGCTCCTGGGCGACAGTGTGGCGGTCCTGCGCGGCCTCGGTGAGGTAGGCCGACACTTCGTCGGGCGTGGTCTCGATGTCCCGGTCGGCGACGCGCAGCTTCAGGCGCTGCGGCTCCTGCTTGCCCTTCTTGGGCTTGTCGTCGTCCTCGGCATCGTCGTCGGCCTGGTCGTCGTCGCCTTCGTCGTCGGTGCCTTCGTCGTCCTCGGCATCGTCTTCGAGGTCGGCGTCGGCCTGGTCGTCGTCTTCGGTGTCCGCCTCGTCGGTCTCGCCTTCGTCGTCGTCCGATGCCGCGGCCTTCTTCTTGGCGGGCTTGTCGTCCTTCTTCTTGGCGTCCTTGCGGGGCGGCTTGTCGTCGTCCTCCTCGCCTTCCGGATCTGCGTCGGGGTCTTCCGGGTCGACGTCGTGCTCGTCGGAGGTCGCGGCCCGGCGCGTGGCTTCGGCCTTCTTCGACTTCTCGGCGTCGGCCTTCTTCTCGGCGCGGCGGGCTTGTTCGCGGCGTTCGAGTTCGGCGACTGCATCGGCGACGGTGGCGATGCCCGCGTCGCGTGCGTCGCTGGTGTCGCCAGCGTCGGCCGCGGGGGCGGAGGGGTTCGGCATGGTGTTCAGTCCTCGGAAAGTGAAAAGCCCGCCGGGCTTGCGCCGGGCGGGCTGTGGGTGGTGGAGGTTGGAGGGTTAGAAGGGGAGCGGGTGACGGCTGCCGTCCGAGAGGGTGACTCCCTCGAACTCGTCGTCGTGCACGCACCGGGCCTGCGCTCCGCCGTTGTCGACGGCTTCGTGCGGCGGCTGGCGGCCGTGGAGCATCGTCGCCGGGTTGGCCTGGGTGCCCACCTCGTCGGCGAAGCGCATCAGGGCTTGCCAGTCGCTCGGCTCAATGGCGCCGGTCACGTCGGGCCCCACGCGCGGAGCGTGCGGTCCTTGATCCGGTCCCACTGCGTCGGCTTCTTCACCTTGGCCCGGATCAGTTTCCCCGTCACGACGACTTGCGTCAGGTAGGCCCGGAAGTGCGCCTGCGCCTGCAGCATCCGGTGAAGTTCCTCGCGCTCCTTGGCTTCGCGCGGTTTGCTGTTTCGCCATGTTTCGACCAGCGTCCTTTCGTAGTCGTTCAGGGCCTCCATGAGGAGGGGGTGCTGCAGGATGGCGTCCGCCGCAGAGGCGCGCGCCAGTTGCTCGGCTTCGTTCACTAGATCAGCTCCAGAAGGGCGGCGACGTCTTCCTCGTCGCGTAGGTGGTGCCAAAGCGCGGCGATGGCTTCGAGGTCGCGCAGTTGCGCCAGGTGGCGAAGGGTCTCGCTTTGGTCGAAGTCGGCGGCGATGGCCTGGGCTTGTTCGAGCGTGAAGGCGTCCAGCGGCGGCGCGATGGCCAGCGCCTGGGCGATCGTGGTCGCGGCGCGGCGTGCGGCCTTGGCCTTCGCGCGGCGGCGGTTGGGGGCCTGTGAGGTGGCGGCCGTCTCGCGGATGGTGCGCGCCTTGTCGATCGCCTCCTGCGCCAGGCGCGCGGCCTCCTCGGTGGCAAAGACGAGGACTTCGCGGCCCTTCTCGACGACGTAGCGGCGGCGTGGGCGTGGGAGGCCGCCGAAGATGATGCCGCCGAGGGCGGTCGTCTGCTGGCCTGGTTGCTCGACGGTCGGCGCGAAACCCTCGATCGTCAGCGCGCCGGCGTCAGGCGTGACGGTCTGGGATACCGGTTGCTGGGTGACGGTTGGGGCGTAGCCTGTCAGCGTTAGCGGACCGACATCGGGCGCGACGTTGGCGATCTGCTGGATCGTCGGCGCGTAGCCGGTCAGGGTCAGTTGGCCGGCGTCGGGGTTGACTCCGGTCGCGGCCTGCTGAGTCACCGTCGGCGCGTAGCCGGTGATCGTCAGGGCGCCCACGTCGGGGGCGACGTTGAGCGTCTGGGAAACGTCGGGCGCGTAACCCGTGAGCGTCAGCGTCCCGGCCGTCGGCGCGAGGTTCTGGATCTGCGCAACGGTGGGCGCGTAGCCGGTGAGCGTGATGGCACCAGCGGCCGGTGCGACGTTGGTCGCACCGGAGGTCGTCGGGGTTTCCAGCGGAAGGCCGAGGAGCGGCGAGCCGATCCCCCACTGCAGCGAGATAGGGTCGCGGATCAGTGCCCCGGAAATGGGGGCGGCCTTTCTGACGTCCATGTCTTACGGCGCGGCGGAGGTCGCGTAGATCTGGCCGAAGTAGGAGCAAACACCGGACGAAGGCTTCGGCAATTCCATGAGCGCCAGGCAGGCGTCGTTGAAGATTCGCGGCGCCGGGTTGCGGTTGGTCAGCCAGTCGAACGGATAGATCAGCGAGGCCAGTGGGAAGGCCATCACGCCTATCGGGTGCCCCATGACGAAGTTCACGGCGCCAGTGGCCACCAGCGCGGAACAGGTCATCGATTCGAGCTTCTGAATCCCCGTGTCGTCAGTGGCTAGGGGCATGAACCACGTGCTCGTCGGGAGGTCGATTCGGTCGACGATGGCGCCCGAGTTGCCCGCGACTGTCGCACTCGTCTGCGCGGTGGTGCCGCCCTGGTCGGTGTAGTTGACGGTCCAGTTGTGGGCGGTGGCGGCAAGTGCGGTACCGCCGACTTCGGGGAAGACGAAGTTGCCGCCGGCATAGTCCATCGCGGTTGATGTGGTCGATTGGTAGCGGGTCGGAACGCCGGTCACGCTTTCCGCCGACGTGCTGTTCATCGTCTTGACCACGTCGAAAATGCGGTCGTACAACAGGAGCGCGTTCGCGGCCACGCTGGCGCCCATGTCGGCGCCGACGAGGTGCAGCGTGTCGGATCCGGCGGCGTTGGTGAACGCAAGGGCGCCGGTCGTGGCGCTCGTGGGCGCGCGTCCACCCGGGGCGGCGGATGAAGCAGATCCTGCCGCGGGCGTGTTTCCGAGTCTCCAGAGGGAAAAGGCGGAAGCCGCGAGGCCTGTCGCCCCGACCTTCTGAATGTTGCCGTTCAAGGCTTGCGAGTAGCCCTGACTGGCGCGCGACAGGGCGTCGCTGATGCTGGCAAAGCCGGCGCCGAGGAAGGCCGGGCGCGGCGTGATGATGGCGCGGTCGAGGCGCTTCAGGTAGTCGGCGAAGGCATCGAACATGCTGCCAAAGGATCCGCGCGAGAAGGAGCCGACGAAGTCTCCGCCACCCGTGACCCACACGTTTCCGGGCACGTCGATCAACTTCACCGGCGGGCCGTACCACGTGGTGAAGTTGCGCGAGAGGCTTTCGACCTGGTCGCGGCCGAGCCAGCATTCAAGGCGGGAGGAGTGGACGGGCTTCATAGAATAGCGGTTGTGGTAATGGTGCGCGCCTCGGCCAGGCGAACCCGTTCGCGCAGCTCGGCCAGTTCGGCGTCGAGCGTGGCGAGCCGTGCGGCTTGCCCGTCGTTTTCCTCGGCCAGAGCCTGCACGGTGCCCATCAGGGTCTGCAGGGCGTCGGCGTTCTCGGCAACTGCGAAGCCGAGGGCGCGCATCGCTTGCACCCATGCGGCCCGTAGGCGCGGCTTGAAGGATCGGCGGCCGGTGTTCATGTCAGATTAGGGCGATCGTTTGCTGGATGGCCGGCGACACTTCGTGCACCAGCTTTCGGCCGACCATGTTCGGCAAGTCGGCGGCCGAGGTCCCGGTGGCAGTGATGTAGTGCAACAGCCAGCGTGCGGCCTCCTCTTGCGTGGCGATGATGCTCGCCACGTCGTCGCGCATCGCTTGTTCGCTGTCCCAGACCTTGTTCACGGGGATCCCGTTCCAGTCGGCCGAGATTTCGACGGCGCCGGTCGGTTGAATGGTCGCCGATAGCAGGGTGATTTCGGTGCGCATGGTGTCGGGTTGCCTTTCAGGTTGCGACGAGGATCCCCGAAGCGTTCGGGGTGACGATGAGTTGATTCCCGGCAGTGGTGGCTGGGATGTCCGCGGGGGTGGAGTCGCCGAGGAAGTGGCCGACGAGGGGATTCACCTTCCCGTTGAGCGTGCCGAGGTAGTAGACGACACCCCGGCGCCATGCCGGGATGCTGCCGCCCGATGCCGTCCACGTGGACGCGGCGGCGGTGAACTTCACGCCTCCGGAGCCGTTGAGGGCAAGGGTCACGCTCGATAGTGCGATGCCGCCGGCGCTGTAGCCGTTGCCGGCTGTGATTTCGTTGGCAGATGCATCGGCCCAGACTTCGTTGCCGGTGTCGCTGTTGTCTGGCGTCCAGGCGGAGCCGACGAGGGCGAGGCGGAAGTTCGCGGCGGTCGCGTTGAGTAGGTTGGTCGTGCTGAAGAAGTTCAGCTTCGCTTTAGCGGGGAAGATGAAAGCACCAGCGGCCATGTGTCAGGGCTCCGGAGTGGGGTTGGTCGAAGTTCTCGGCAGGACCACTTCCGCACCGATGGCGCGGCCGGTGTTCGGGTCCCTGATGAGTCGTTTCGGAGCGGTGACGGCGGTCATCAGCTTGAGCATCGTCGCTTCGAGCCGTTGCAGCGCCTGGCCGTCGATCTGCGGCACCTGTGCGGCCTGCTGGTTCATCGCGGCGATCGTGAGGCGGGTCTGTTCCTGCAGTTCGGCGATGGCGCGGCGGTTGGCCTCCTGCATTTCGGCGATCTGCACGCGGTTCGCCTGGTCGGCCTGCTGCAGCACGGCCTGCAGTTCGGCCTTCATGCGCTCGCGCTCGGCGTCGCGCTGGTCGTTGCTGGCCTGCAGGCCGAGGGAGGCGTCGGTCTCCTTGAGCTTGGCGGCCAGGCGCTCGCGCTCGATGGCAATCGCGGTCTGTCCGCGCACCTGCTCGACCATGATCGGGAGCGGCGGCGGTTGGTTCGGGTTCGGCGGCGGCGGATCGGGGAACAGCTGCGCGGCGTCTTCGCGGCCCATCGCCTCGGCAAGCTTGCGCGCGCCGTAGATCAGCGAGGGCGGGGGCACGATGCCGCCTTGCGCGAGGCCTTGCTGCATCTGGGTGAGTTGGCCGAGTTGCGCGGTCTGCCGGTCTTTGTTGCCGGCGCCGAGGCCCACCTTGACCCGGACCTGGTAGTGGTTGGACCACTCGCGCGGATCAATCTCGACCCACTGGCCGGCGATCTGCGCCCATTGCGAGGCGTCCTGATGCTTGGACATCGCGCGCAAGACCTTGGTCAGGATCTTCGACAGGGCGGCGGCGGCGTGGCGCGCGACGAGTTCCGTCCGCATGTCCGCGCGCTCGGTGATTTCGAGGACCCCGGTCGCGGTCTCGTTCAGGGCCTCGGAGCCGAGTCCCTTCGAGAGGCGGGAGAAGCCGGTGCGCTTCTCGGTCCATTGCTCGGCCCATTCCACCGCCTGCCAGGCGGCGCCGGACAGGTCGGGCTGGGTGATCGGCACGAGGTCGTCCTTCGTGCGCAGGCGGACGACGCCACCCGGGCGACTGTCGAGGATGTCGTCGATCGTTGCCGGATCGCCTCCGACGACACCGGTGCGGCCGTTCACCGTCAGGTAGACGTTGTCCTCGACGGCGCGGAGGAGCTTCGTCCGCAGGCGCTGCGGCTCGATGGCGTAGTCGACCGGGCAGTGGCCGAAGAAGACGTGCGGCATCGGCGCCGGGCACCAGTAGCCGAAGGGGTGGTCGTCCACCTCCTCGTCTTCGAACAGCTCGCCACCGATCAGGAGGCCGCGGCGGTACTTCGGCGCGTGCTCGCCTCCGATGCGCTCGTAGCAGTCGGCAACCAGAATCTCGGGGTCTTCGTCGTCCGAGGCGGTGTCGCCGAAAAGGCTCATCGTGTTGATCTGGCGGCGCGCCTGCGCCTCCTCGTTCACCACGGCGCGGTCGTCGGCGCTGCTCACGTCGGCCACTTCGTAGCCTTCGGCCTCCAGCTCGGAGCGGCGGCGCCTGTATTCCTGCGCGATGAAGTGCGGCGCGGAGCCGTAGCGCGCGCCGTTGTCGATGCGCATCTCCTCCGGCGGGACGACATCGAGGGTCGGGAAGCCGTCCACCTCGGTGCGCAGGATGTCGACGTCGAAGACCTGCAGCGCCTGGCCGTCGGGCATGTCCTCGGTACGCGCTTCGAGGCCTGTCACCTCGACGCCTTCGGGAGAGACCACGGCGTAGAGCTGCGAGCGGGTCAGGCCGCGGAAGCTCTCGGGGACGGGCATCGCGCTCGTCGTGTAGCCGACTCGGCAGAATCCAACTTTGGAAATGAGGCCGTCCTTCAGCCAGTTGTGCAGGAAGGTCAGGCCGTCCATGCGCTCCCAGAAGGACCAGCGCAGCACCTCGCGCACCATGCCGGCCTGCGGTTCGAACTGCGGCCGGCGCGGGCTGACTTCGATCGCGTCGCGGCTGGCGGCGAAGATTCGGAGAAGGCTCGGCAGCATCCACTCGACGGTGTCCGCGGCGTCGGTCGCGACGATGGCGGAGCGGTCGTCGATTTCAGGGGGTGCCCACTCGCCATCGGCCTCGGCCAGGTAGGCCTGCAGGTTGCGGAGGCGTTCCTTGGCGATCTGGGTCCCGGGCGCGCCCATCGAGGTTCGAAGCCGTTCTTCGAGGCGCGACTTGAACTCGTCGGCCTCGCGCTCGCGCTTCTCCGCCTTCGTCTCGGCGCTGGGCGCGGCTTGCAGGAGGCGGGCGGTCGTGCGCGGCATCAGCAGGGCTTGCGCGGCTTCTTCTTCGACTTGGTGGCCATCGTGCGGACTCCTTCGGGCATGAAAAAACCCGCCGGGGCTTGCGCTCGGGCGGGTCGGGTTGCCTTCGTCCTTTGTCGACGGCTGGGCTAGCCTTCAGGCTGCCCGGCGCGCTGACTCGGTGTCAGGGTGCCGGATTCTATGCAAAGTTTGCATGGATCGAAAAGGTCGCGCGCGTATACCTGGGAGAAAGTGCGCCGGGAAGTGGTCCGAAATTCAGGGCGGGCGGCTGAATTTCCGGGACTTTCGGGCGCTTTCGTTCTACTGTGATGAAGTCCGGGACTTCTTCAAAGTGACAGGTTCGTCGGGCTCGGGGCAGGTTTTCGGCCTGTCGCGCCGGTGCGCACGGTTGGCGCCGGTCAGTGGGCGAGGCGGCGGCGGTGTCCACGTGCGCGCGGAGGATGCGCGCGGCGCGGGCCAGGCCGATCACTCGTGGCATGGTCTAGATGGCGCTTCTCGGAGACATCACGCGCGGCGACGCCTTGCGCAGGCCTTCCAGCACGCGCGACAGACCGCACCGTTTCCACGGCTGGCCGTCGACCAGCACATCGAAGACATCGACGCGGCGTGTGCGCTTCAGCTCGAAGACGTGGCGCTCGTCGTGGAAGTCGAAACGCTCGACGGTGATGCGCATGCGCAGTTCCGGCAGCGGCTTCGGTTCGTCTTCGGGGTCGCGTGGCGTGCGGCCACCGATGGGGCCGAGGCGGCGTTGCGCTTGGTATTTTGAGGTTCGGCGGTACATGACAGACCTTGCACGGGTTGTCTAAATCGCGTTAGGCCCCACGCACAGCCCGCGCCGCGTTCCAGTGCTCATGCTCGCTGGGCGCCAAGCCGCGC